CAGGCATACCGTCCAGCACAGCTTCAGGAGTGGACCGGAGCCCGACGACTTCTACGTTGCCACTGAGGCAGCGGAAGGCATCGTCGCCTATGTGGAGCTGCTTGACAAGCCAGGCGTGAAAGGGGAGTTGACCGACATGATGGACACGATGAAGAGCACGATCAAGAAGGTGCTGGACGACTTCCCAGGGCTGATAGAGGACTGCAGGAGAGAGAAGGGTGACGAGGACCGGATCGCCCAGTTCATAGTGGCTGTAGTCGCTGACAATCAAAGGGTCGGTCCGTCCGTATTCGCCGATGGGCTGATGATGGCCATGGCCATCAACATCGTCCTGAACGATAAGAACACACAACAGAGCTGCCAGGAGTTTTGCGACATCCTGGTGGCTGGATTCAGAGGAGGTGCCAAATGAAGAAACTACAAGAGCTGTACTACGATCTCATCCGGGTGCCACCGATGAAGGATGGGAAGCGCTGGACGGACAGCAGGATCGGTATGGCCTTCTGGAAGGGCTTCGATGCTCCGAACACCTGGAGGGTGAAGGGCGATCGGAGCATTTCTGCCACTGCATATCGTGCAGGGTTCAGGTACAGGAAGGTCTTCGTTAACAAACTAGATAGGAGGAAAAGATGAAAAAAGTCACATTAAAGAAGGTCTACATGACCTACGGTAAGGGAGTCGTCAGAATGGTTGCTCATTGGGCAACGCACGACGATCGTTTCGAATGCCATGACAAGTCCAAAGGGGCAGATCGCTGGTGGCTGGTGGTGGACACCACAGGGAAGAAGCACGGCAACAGCCTGGTCGAAAACGGCTCGCTGCAGGACTGCAGGGAGGCCATCGAGCTGATCCTGGACAGGGAACGGAGGGAAGCGATGGAAGAAGGGCGCAAGCGCATTGCCCGATATGAAGTCAGAGACGAAGTCGCTGCAGCCGTACGGACCTGGTTCGAGAAGAACGAGGACCAAGTCGAAGCGATCAGGAAGAGCCTGAATGCCACGGCAGGCAATGACAACGTTGTCTCCTCTGGGCAGGAATTCGCCACCGCTGGTGAGTTCGTTGTGCACATGCTCGATGACGTCATCGACATCTACAGAGAAGATGCAGAGCACGAAGCAAGAAGGGTGTCATGAGAAACATCCTGGAAGGATTAAAGCGAGCTAGGAAGAAGGTCCTCAAGAAGGACCCTCTCCTGCTGGAACCCGAGAGGTTCGAGCTAGCAGCCCTCCTTCAGGAGTCCATCGACAGCGTTGAGGAGTTCATAACCAAATACGAAGAAAAAAGGAGGAAAAGATGATCAAAGTAGACAGGTACGACATCAGCAACTTGAGTGCATTACGAAGCCGAACGCTATCGATGATCAAGGCGGTGAAGCGGAAACGCAAGATCCGAGTAGCCGAGAGGGCTATGTGGCTGGTGGAGCTGGACGGCCAGCTCAAAACCATCGACAAGCTGCTGGACTTCTACAACGACGCCACCAGGTTTGACCTCAACGGCAATCCGGTGGAGCCATTGCGAGACTGAAGTGCTTGTCCGCTCCTGCCTTTGAGGGGCGGATTGGCCTTTCAATGTGAAAGCCAAATCGCGTTTTCGAATCTTTAACTTTAGGAGGAAAAGGAAATGAACGCACAACAGAAGAAAGTCAGGGCCATCTTCGAGTCATTGGACTCCCAGTTGGTCGAGCGCAATGAGGTCCTGCGGGGCTTCATCGTGGCTGTCCTGGCCCGGAAGCACTTGTTCGCTATCGGACCCCCAGGAACAGCAAAGTCGCTGGTAGGCGAGAAGTTCTGCAAGTCCGTCACCAACGCTAACTACTTCGAGTGGTTGATGGGCAAGTTCACCAAGCCCGAGGACATCTTCGGTCCGGTGAGAGTGACCAAGTTGAAGGAGGACAAGTACGAACGGAACACCACGCACCAGCTCCCGGAGGCTCATATCGCTTTCTTGGATGAGATCTGGAAAGCCTCCGACTCCATCAACGCCAGCTTGCTGCGAATCACGGACGAAAGCCGTCGATTCTACCAAAGCGGGCAGACCTACCAAACGCCGATTCACTCCGTGTTCGCGGCTTCGAATGAGCTGCCAGAGGACATGGGCAATGCCCTGTGGGACAGGTTCCTGCTGCGGTATTACGTCGGCGACATCGTGGACGACGCGAACTTCAAGAAGATGATGCAGATGAACGGATTCAAGATCACCGAGACGATCACGCTTGAGGAGCTGGAAAAAGCTCAGGCCCAAGTTGACAAAGTGACGATCCCGGAAGCGATCCTGGACACGGTCGTTGAGCTGCGGTCCAAAATGAAGCGCGAAGGCTTCGAGTTCTCACCTCGCAGGTGGAACGAGTCCAACAAGATCCTGCAGGCGCACGCCTGGTTTGAGGGTCGAAACGAAGTCACCAGTGATGACCTGGGGATGTTAGCGAACATCTTCTGGAACCAGCCCGACGAGCAACGTCAGGTTCGCCAGATCATCTTTTCGTTCTGCAATCCGGAACTTGAGAAAGCACTCGTGATCCTGGATACGGTAACTGAGCTACACGGGAACGCCCTTGAAGCCGACACCACCGCTGCCGGTGCTGAAGCCAATGACAAGATCAAGAAGCTGCTGAAAGGCTTCCCCACCGTAGTCAACAATGCCAAGGTGGATGAGGTCCGTTCCAAAATCGATGACCTGCAGCGTGAAGTGCTCACCACCGTGCTGCAAATGAACCTCTAGAAAGGAGGACCGCATGCGCAACGTAGTGAACGTTGACTCCATGGACGTCCAGCTCTTCGACGAATACAAAGGGCTGAATCAAGGCGTCCTGGAGATGCTCGAAGACCACCCGAATCTGTCCTCCTACGAGGACTTGCTTTGCGATGGTTTCGGCAGTTTCTACAAGTACGACCCCCAGGTCTGCGACGAAGCGCCATCCGGACGCAAGATGGCCAAGCGGATCATCCAGCAGATGATGAAGCTGGAGGAGTTCCAGCACCTACGGAACTTCACCAGGGGCGACGAGGTGAACAGCATCTCGGCGCTCAATGCCGTCAACCACGTCCTGGACGAGCTGCCCAGCTCTCTAGTCGAGCGCCAATGCGAGATAGACGAGTTGGAGCAGCAGACGAAGGACCTCATGGAGGACCTCGACGCTAGCGACCCGGATGCCATGGCCACGTTCAAGGAGCTGCAGGAAAAGATGCAGATGGCGCAGGCTCAAGGAGAGGCGATAGCGGAGGCCCATGAAGACGAGATCAGGCAAGCAATGCGAGCCGGTTTGGCAGAGGCCGAAGAGGACGCAGCTGCAACCGAAGCAGCAGCCCGAATGCTTGGTTGTGGAGACAGCGAGGGGCAACTCTCGGTGGCTTCGCTCAAGGAGAAGATCCAAGTGGCCAAGATGCTGACCGAGTATCCGAAAATCAAGGAGATCGCCAACATCGCAGGGCGCATGATTCGCATAGCCGAGAAGAAGCAAGCAGAGAAGGTCCAATACGAGCGGACGGAGATCGAAGGACTCGAGACAGGCAACAACCTGGACGACCTCGACTCATCCGAGCTGGCCAAATTGGCCGATCCGGACCTCGAGCTGATGTTTCTCAAGGACTATGTGGAATCGAACTTGTCACAGTACAAGCTGAGTGGCAAGGACAGCAAAGGCAAGGGACCCGTGGTAGTCGCAATCGACTGCTCGACCTCGATGGAAGGCCCACCTGACATCTGGTCGAAGGCCATCGCCTTGGCTATGTTCTTCATAGCCCGGAAGCAGAAGAGAGCTTTCGCTGCTGTGCTGTTCAACACGGAGGTCAAGGACCAAATCCAGATCGCTGCCGATTCCGGTGGGGAACGCATGGAGGACCTTTGTGAGTTCCTATCCCGTGGCGTCAACGGAGGCACCAAGTTCGCCCCAATACTGGGCAGAATAGCGCTTGGCAATCCCGACGGAGACGGGAAATGGAGTCCCGGTGGGACCGTGCAATACGAGTCCGGAAGCGGCACCATCTTCGATGGTCGTCCACTGATCTCCGATGTGTACAAAGATGCTGACGTCGTGTTCATCACTGACGGACTGGCCAACCTGGATGAGGGCTTCCTGGCCCAGTTCAAGCAGGCCAAGAAGGAGATGGGTTTCAGCCTTTACTCCATCTGGATCAGCAGCTACACATTCGACCCCGACGTCCCAGGGGTGACAGCAACGAACGTGCTAGACACGTTCTCGGATAAGGTCATCGGCTTAGGCAGTGACATACTCCGCAACGAGGGCAAGGCATTCGATGCCACGTTCTCAATCTAACAATCACGGTGGGCTTCGGCCCACCACGTCATTTACAGGAGGAAAAGAAATGACACCGAGAAAGAGAGTAAGCAAGAAAATCGAGGAGGCAGTCAAGGGACTGCCGGTCTTGGGCTACGCGGTCTTCTGGACCATCAACGAGTACAAGATCTCCAGGCGCAACTTGCGCAAGGCGCTTGACCGCTCTATTGGTGAGGCCTGGATGCCTGCCGTTCCCAGAAAGCTGCGGAACATGAAGAAGGCGTTGGAAGCGCTTGCCGAGGACAACAGGGTCGTAAAGATCCGGAATGATGCCGAAGTGCTGGCCATGGGGCTGGTCCGTGAGGTCGTTGACCCGAAGAAAATCGACATCAAGCTGTCCAAGGAAAGCATCATCATCTACGACAAGAGGACGCAGGAGATCCAGTTCCGGGGCAACTTCAAGAACTCGGAGATCTCCCAGCTCTTTGAAGAGTACCAGGAGCTGCACACCTCTGGCGACTTGCGAACGATGATCACGCGCTATGTCAAGACGACGGGTGGCATCGCCCTCAAGGACAACGGCGGCTACTACTTCGTGCAGGATGACACGGTCATCGCCAAGTTGCAGCAGCTGTTCGGTATCTTGAATGACGGGCGCGACTCCTTCGGTACGCTCTACCATCTGGCCTTCGCTGATGGGAAAGCGACCCGCAAGCAGATGAGTGGGCTCGCCAAGCAGGCCCTGGAGACTGAGGTCGAGGAAGCGGCTGAGGAAGTCAAGCGGCTCAGTGCTGCCAACTTCACTCGCGGTTCCACCTACGAGTCCAGGCTGGAGCAGTTCAAGATGCTGCACCGGAAGTGCACGGCGTACAGCGATCTGCTGTCGAAGGATGCGACCACGCTGGCCAAGAAGGTCGATGTGCTGAAGACAGAGGTGCTCAACACCCTGATGGGCGTCCAGGAGGACTATCCTCAAATGGCCGACTTCCCGTTCGGTAGCACCATCGAGTACGATGGCAAGGCCGCTACGAAGCTGGGATCGACCGGGGTGGTTGCTGGATACCATAACAGCAAGACCGGCAAGCACTACGTCAAGATCAAGTTCGCGAAATCGGGCGTAATCCGTCCGGTGGCTCCGGGCAGCTTGACGCTGCTGAAGCGCTCCACAAATACCGATGTAGCCGCGTGACCTATCGCGCAGGGGTCTTCCCTTTGTCCCGTTGGACGGGAAGGCCCCAAAGGCTATACCAACACCATAAAGGAAAGGAGGAAATGAAAATGAACTCGAAACGCTACTGCGAGCAGATACTCACCCTGCACAAGATGAACGCCGACCGACAGAATGGCGAGGTGAATCCAGCTGTCGAAATCTTCGAGTTGCTCCTCGATTTGTGCAGCGAGTTCCCCAAGATGGACCTGGCCCTCAGCAGCTCGCTCAAAGCGGAGCATCACTGCCAGGTCAAGGAGTGCTATTTGAACGCACAGAAGATCGCCATGTTCGGCGATTACGACTACTACGAGGGCTATGCCTGTCGGATCATTCCGACAGACCATGCCTGGCTTGTTGACCGCGACACCGGCTTGGTCATCGATCCGACCTGGGAAAACTTGGAGGAAGGGGAGGCCGACTATTTCGGTCTTCAGATCCCGATAGCAATGGCCTCTAAAGTCTGGGCTGAAGAGCAGATAGCGACCCAGCTCCTCTGGAAGTTCCTGGAGAGCAAGCGCAGTGAAACGTAACGCAGGCAGGAGGATCTTTAAAAGAAAGGAAGGACAACATGAACGGATACAGGAAAGGTGGATCAGGACGAACACTGACACCGACAGGGACCGCTGGCTGGGTCGAGGAACTACGGGACATACTGGTGACCTACGCCGATAGCATCGCCGAGAACTCGTCTGCGAAATTTGGCTCGGGCCAGCAGGGTATCGGCCTGGGAATGAAGGTCGTGGCTCGACAGATGGAGATGGCCGACCCTTATTTGTGGAAAGCGAACCTGTTCTCTGCTGCCATGCAAGGCAGCGAAATCTTCATAGGCACGGAGTTCAACGTGTACGTTCCGAAGCCGGTCATCTTCATCCCTGATCAAGACGTAGAAGCCGATTGGATGTCCGACAAAGGCCCACTAGGCAAAGCCACAATGCTGTGTATGGTGATATCCTCTTCAACCATCACCGAGGAAAACGCCAAGTATGTCGAAGAGATGAGAGGCCAGATAGACAAAAAACTCGGACATGAGTCGCAGCCGGTACTGCTAGGAAGTTTCACGCAGGCCACAATCATCTCGTTTGACGTCTCGGGTCCTTTGGTACACAGCATAGGCGCATGGAAAGTCGGGTCAAGATGCGACCAACGCAGCTGCGGGGTACAGGCCCTGTTCAACTTCATGGGACAGAAGATCGTCGGGATAGAAAGACACAGCCCAGATCATTACCAACGCCGCCGATTGAAGAGGCAGAAGCGGCCAAACTGGGAAGTCAAGGTCGTAACCCTACGACGATACCAGCAGAAACTGGAAGGTGGAGGCCACGGAACGATCGACTGGCAGTGCCAATGGACAGTAACCGGACACTGGCGGGACCAGTGGTATCCATCCAAGAACCGTCATGAGCCTATTTGGATTGAGCCCTTCGTGAAGGGTCCACCGGATAAGCCGCTGAAAGATCCGAAGAACACGATCTTTTCAGTGAGGAGATGATGCTTCACTTCATCAAAGACTACGACAGATACGAATTCCACGGGTCCTACGACGAGCGGCACATCCCCAAGCGTGCTGGCTTTTCGTGGGACTCATCCTCCAAGGTCTGGTGGACCAAGTCCACCTACAAGGCCTCCCTCCTGTTAGATCACACCGATGACGCATGCCTGCGTCGAATTAAAACCGAAATCAAAAAACAACGAGCGTCCCTTCTCCTATCACGGTCCCAAGGCTCATCTGTATCTGTGTCCAAAAAACCCGAGGACCTTGAGTATTTCCCATTTCAGAAGGTCGGCATCCAGTACGCGGCCAGCCGACCGAATACGCTCATTGCCGACCAGATGGGCCTGGGCAAGACCATCCAGGCCATCGGCCTGATAAACCACCGCAAGAGTATCAAGTCCGTCCTCGTCGTCTGCCCCGCAGGTGTCAAGTTCGTCTGGCAGTATGAACTCAACCGCTGGCTCGCCCGTGATATGGACGTTGGTGTGGCCTATCCCAAATACGACTTCCCGAACACGAACATCGTCATCATGAACTACGAGATCCTGCACCGATTCGACGAGGTCGTGCTGCGCAAGTGGGACCTGCTCATCTGCGATGAGGCCCACTACATCAAGAACAGCAAGACGCAGCGAAGCAAGATGGTGAAAAAAGTAGCGCAGAGGGCAAAGCGCCTTCTGTTTCTGACCGGCACCCCGATCCTTAGTCGGCCATCCGAACTGTGGAACCTGCTGCGTATTCTGGACCCAGACAACTGGGACCACTGGCTCGACTTCATCCAACGCTATTGCGACGGACACAGGAAGTGGATATCAAACACGGACACGGTATGGGACGCCAGCGGAGCAAGCAACCTGGACGAGCTGCAGAAGCGCCTGCGCAGCACCATCATGATCAGACGTCTGAAAGAGGAGGTGCTGGAGGACCTGCCAAGCAAGTTCAGGCAGACCATCATCATCCCGCAAGGCGACATACCCGAGATGGCCAAAATCGAGAAGTCCATCGACAAGAGCGACCTCGACTTGGTTATCGACTTCATGAGCACTGGCGGAGCCAGCAGCGCCCTGACCAGGCTGGTCAAAGTCCGGAAGGAGACGGCGTTGGCCAAGGTCCCTTGGACCGTGAACCACATCAAGCAGATGCTCGAGTCAGAGGACAAGGTCGTCATCTTCGCCCATCACAAGGCAGTGGTGGAAGCGTTGGTGCTGGGGCTCGTCGATTTCAACCCCGTATGGATTACCGGTGACGTCAGCCTCAAAGATAGAGAGGTAGCAATCGCGTCCTTCCAAGCCAACGACCTCAATCGGGTCTTCATCGGTACGATAGGCGCTGCAGGTGTCGGCATCACCCTGACCGCTGCGTCAACGGTCGTTTTTGCCGAGCTGGACTGGGTTCCCGGCAACATCTCCCAGGCCGAAGACCGGCTGCATCGGATTGGGCAGCACAACAACGTCCTGGTACAGCACCTGGTGGTGCACCGCTCAATCGACGCCGTCTTGACCGACATGCTGACCGAGAAACAGAAGGTCATCGACGCAGCCCTGGACCTGAAACGGAAATGACCACTGCGAATCTTCAGAAAGAACATGAAGAAGCTAAGTGAGCTGAAGAACTATGCCATCATCCCTCTCACTTTCAACAGGGCAAGGATCATCCGTCACGACGACCATGACTACATCTTCGAAGGCTGGTGATACGAGTCGGCAGCTGCAGCGGTCGCTGCTTTCGCGGAGTTCGTCAAGGGAGGATCGGAGGGTGAGCCCGAAGGGTGGATTCGGCACTTCCCCAGCATGAGAAGACGAACAGGAGGTGACAAATCGAAAGAGTACATACTGGAATACGAACGTTGACAGCGGTTCTGTTCTTTCGTCGGCTGATCTCAATACCCGAGCATTTCTTCTGTCCCAGGTATTCCGGGTGTGAACGATGCTGGCGACCATGGTGCACAGTCGAAAGTCACACCACGGAGTACCATCCGGGAGGCGGCTGTTTCCCCTTATGCGAGTATTGCTGGTCCGTCCTCACTCCGGAGGAAAGAGTCCCATACTACCAGGCCCTCTACCGTCTCTGGGTGAAGCAGGCCAATGCAGAAGGATACTCCATAGACAAGAACTGGGCTGACATCAAACGTGCCGTACTGGAGGGGCTGTAATGCTGATGTTGTTGTCCGCCATCGCGACCGCTTCGATTTGCGCCTGTTTCGGCTATCTCATAGGCCACTCCCGTGGATACAGAGAAGGACTAAAAGATGGAGTCGGCATCCGGGGGTATTTCGTCGAGAAGCCAACGGGTCCTTACCGTCGATACGTCGATTTGACCCCATTTGATAAGGAGAAACATGATGGCCCTACGCGCCACAAAGATCAACGAGAAAATCAAAAAGGGTAGGAGGGTCTTCAAGTATGAGAACCTGCCCTGGCGCAATCCGACCATAAGCCAGGTCGTCTGGGCGCTTCTACTGGACAGGCTGGGTGCGCCTGGTTGGATCTGGGGTGTTTTTTTCTCGGTCCTGGTGATGTGGTGGGCTGTGTGGATTCATGCAGTCACCGTCACTTACGTGTTCGTCGATGCGTTCCCGAAGGACAGAGACGAGAGCCACCATTGGCCCGCAACCCACGAGCAGGGCCAGAAGGAGAAGGTGCATTGAGGCAGTGTATCCGGTGCGGGCATGTCAAGCCCTGGTTTCGGTTTTTCTCTTTCGGAGCATACAACCGGAGTCGGATATGCAGACTGTGCGCTTGGCTCCTGAAGCGGTTGGCAGTAAGAGACTATGAGCGCGAGTTTGACAAGGAGCTGGATGGTGGTAAACGCAAAGAGATGTTAGCGAGGGTGAGATGAGGCCGTGTATTCGATGCAAACACGTCAAGTTCTGGTTCCAGTTCTTCGTTCTGGACGTCAGCATTTGCGACTACGTGACCCGTGCCGATACCTGCAAAAGCTGTGCGAACATCCTGAAGACAGGAGCGGTCAGACGGTTCGAGCGAGAGTATGGAAATGAAAAAATGCTAGAGAGGATGAAAGATGGATGACAACACCTGTCAGCTGTGCTATGCCCACGGTCTAGACAAGCGCACCGTGGTGATGAGTTGCTTTTACAATCTGACGGAGGCCGTACCGGAATTCAGCGAGATCGGAGGCGTGTACCACCTGCGGGTCTGTAAGACCTGCCGCAGCGAACTGCTCATCCGCCTGCAGGATTGGGGTGTGGAAGCGAAGAAGAAACGAGGGTTCCCCAAAGGTTCGGACGGCGAGATGACGACGCTGGAGGAGCTGATAGAGCACGGGCGCAACATACCGATCCGGGTGTTTGGGGCAATAGTGATGCTAAACAAAGAGGAATATGACGAATGGAAAAAGACGGATGGACTATCTGGAAGTTCGAGTTCAACGTAACTGACGAGTTCACACTGGAGATGCCTGGAGAGCCAAAGTTTCTCACTGTCCAGATGCAATACCAGCGTCCGGTCCTATGGGCAATCGTGCAGGCAAACGCCCCCAATAAGCAGCACCGGTTCCGCATCGTCGGGACAGGAAACCCGATACCGGCTGAGATCCTGGGCTCGCTGCGGTACATAGCCACCTTCCAGGACAGCATCCTCGTCTGGCATATGTTCCACCTCGTCTAGGTCCGGAGGACCCCGCCGATCGGTCACGGAGCGTATCGCGAGAGTATCCCCGTTGGCCACCGTTGAACGCCCCACCTAAATGAAGGCCGACGCCCCTTTGATATGCTAAAATTCAAGGGGAGGCCACGGAGATACCGTCACGGGATAGCGACAGCCTGCTTCTCTCTCCGCGCCCTCTCCTTGATTTCGGATGCCTAGGACAGCCCAGTGTACCCTTTGATATCTCCGAGTCAAAGGGGAGCCAACGGAAATACCCTCGTCACCCGTCCCGTGGCCGACTAGAATCCCCCTGTTATTCCGGCTCGGGAGAGCAGCAGCTTGCTTCTCTCTCCTCCCACTATTCCGGGTCTGGCCCGCTGAAGTGGTGTTGCTCGGTTATGGTGCTCCAGTCGATAGGCTGTCCTGTCTCCTCTACAGCCAGCTTGTTCAGCGCGACGACGTACTCCCTAATCAGCCCAGGGATCTTGGCGACCTCCTCGGCCTTGCCACCAAGCTTCGCAGCAAGAATCTTCATCCCTATCTCTACCAGCAATAACGACAGCATCATTCACCTCCTCCTGATACAATCCGAGTTACCTGCCGCTCTAGACGCAGGATCAAGTTCTCCAGGTCCTCTATTGAGGCTGCTGAAGGGCTAGCTCCGACATCAAGAAAAGCAACATAGGTAAGAGACGCCTCCAGCGCCTCGTTGTGTATCTCCTCCAGGACGGCCAGCACAGGACGCATGAAGTCCGCGATCTCACAACCATCCTCGAGGTTTGTGTCACACTCTTTAGCTGTTTCGATCAGCGTCATGGACGTCTGCATCAGGTTGTAGGTCTGCTCCTCCAACGGCGTCCTAGCGTTAGGCCGCTCAATCGTGAGCGGGTTCCTGCCAGCGGCACAGCCAGCCAGCAGCATGAAAATCAAAAGTGGTGTTGCTCGTTTCATCATTCACCTCCCAACCATAGTGGCAGCGGGTGTTTCGATAGGAACAAGGCCGCGCCCAGTCCTCCGGAGACGAGAGCGACGATGCCCACGTTCCCCAGCCCCTCTGCGATGTTAAAAGTCGCAGGATCGACGATCATCACCGTGATGGTGGTCGCGCCGCCCTGGATGAAGGCACCGACCAGGCCGCGTGCCCATTTCCCTACTGGCCCCCAGAAATCTGACATGGTTTCTCCTCCTTCAATCGTCCTTCTTTGTTTCAGGCATGACGGGCTCGAGCCCGACGTCGATCTCAGCTTCTGTTACTTCCAGAGCCTCGCCTGCCCGCTTACTGAGCCGTATCAGAATGTCAGCATCGCCCCGAAACGACCGTTCTTCGATCTTGACCTTGACCCGGACATCGCCAGGGTCGGAGTAGTTCGTCACCCAGACCTCCTGGCCGGGACGGAACCTTAGAGCCAGGGACTTCGTGTTTACGGCTGCGGTCAGTTCGTCGCCGGTCGTGCGGACCTGGGCGATGCCGGTGAGCATCTTAAGATACCGGAGGTCCTCCTGGATCTGCTGCATCTGCCTCTCTTCTTCGATATTGTGGGCCACCATCGCTATGGACATCGTGGCGAGCTGTTCTGTATTCTCCTTGGACCTGGCAACCGACTGCCAGATATCTGCACCCCAGGCAAAGGCCACGCCTCCGCTGCCGGTTCCCAAGAGGAGATAGATGAACAGTCTGACAGATACGACCTCTACAAGCTTGTCCTTTATTGACATATGCGATCTCCTTTCATCGTTCATATTCAGGTTTCCAAGAGAGATCGTCTAAACGCTGCCATATCGAACCCCGATCCTGGACAGCTTTTGTACTCTCCTTTTCTCCAATCGAATCCTGCCATCTTGCCCACTTCCCTATGGCCGATGACGTTTTGTGCTGGTATTTCATGCTCGTCCATCTTCCAAAGGACGAGGTTGCGCACCCTGTTGAGGAGGGTATGTGACGGCACTTCGTTATCGAAGTTTCCGACCACACAGATGCCAATGGCTATCCTGTTCATCCCCATCTCCCTGGCATGCGCCCCGGTTTCGTTTGAGAACCGGCCAATCAAAATCTCGTGAAAGTCTCCCACCAACTCGACTCCGTAGTGATACCCGATCTTGCGCCAGCCTTTGGCCAAGTGATAGTCACGGATCGCTCCCCAGGACACGGACCCGCTGTCTTTAGTGAGCGAGTGGTGAATGACGATGTGAGTCTTCATTGGACCATCCCCTTCGGTATGGACTTCGTTATGCCCAGGAGCCCGAGCAAGTGATACGTGCTGGGCAGCAGCCTGTTCCAATGACAGGCGGGGCAACGCTTCTGGCCCATGTGCTCCAGCACCTCTTTTAGGTCCTTGCACCCGTCTCCCGCCATATACATCGAAAACACATAGCCGGAGATTCTTCTCACCAGCTTACGCAACTGGGCAGCTTCGATTTGACTAGTAAGCAGGCGGTCGTGGACTTCGCAGAAATCCAGGTCATGACCGACTACAGCTTCGTTATTTGACTCTGTTTTTATTGTCATGCTGTTACGTTACCTCCTCGCCAGCACTCTCTTCAACCACGGCCAACCCAACGTCATAGACACGTTCCGTCCCTTGACTCGTCGGGTTCCGCAGCTCTCTTGCAACGAGGTCCTTGTCTTTTCTTACGTAGAGCACCTCGCTGGTTACAATCGCTTCGTCTAGTATGAAAACAAAAGGCTCAATCCGTCCTTGGACAGCCTGGTGGAAAACTTCGAACGTCGAGAGTTGCGACTCCAGGATACGCCAGGTAAAGATCCGGACCTTACGCTCGAACAAGTGGAAAGCCCACACCACCCCGCGTATTGTCTCATGTATGGTGTCGTTTTCTTCAATGATCCTGGACTTGCCGTAGCGATGAGCCCTGGGCAGAACCGTCCGTGTCTCTACGACCAGTTCGCCGAGTTGGGCATCGAGGTCCGTTTGGTCCCAGTTGTGGTTTATGATGGCAACGGTATCGTAAGCGATGGATGACCCGAAATCGACCTGCAGCCAATGAGCGTCCACCTCGATTCTCAAATAGCGAGCCGACGTAACAGCCACATCAGCCCAGACGTTGCCTGCTGCCAGGGCTGGTGAAGCAACGACGGTCGTGGGAGGGTCTGTATCGTCCGCTTTGATTGTGATGGCACCTGCCGTTGGTGCCGACGTCCATTTGAAAACGTTCGCAGCGATCTTGTCTCTGAGGTTGCTCAACACAAAGGTGCTGTCCTCCGAACTCGAGGTGAGGTTGGCGGTCGCGATGAGGTTCCCGGTTAGGACTGCTGATGCTTCTTGCGGCATTTTACTCCTTGGTCAGATGGTACTCCGTGCCGTTGATCTCAATGATGACGTCATCGACGTCGGCGTCGATCTTGAAGGGGCCATCATGGATGACGAACAGCTTCACCTTCCTCATTTCGCCTACGTAGGCTTCGGTTTTGTATCCAGTAACGTGCCTGGATATGTCTTGCCCGTCAATCATGATCTTGTCGTTGTGTACCACGGTGCCTTCGCCCGCGATTTCTACTTTGATCATCTCTCCTCCTAGTTGCTGATCGTGTAGGTCACACCCAGCGTGTTGCTGGTCTGCTTGTCAAGTGTGCCGAACGTCGCATGCCCCAGCATGGTCCCCCCAATGTTGGAGTTGAACAGTCCCAACTCGGCAAGGGTCGTGTTGGCTTGACCTGTGCCATACTGCCCGATGGCCCGGATGAACGGGATCGTAGCTGTCGTCCCGGCCAGGTCCCAGGTGGCTACTGCAGTCCTGGCCGACTCACTCCCAAGCGCAGTATCGGAAGTCGTGGGCGCTGTGGTATCAGCCCCAAGAGCCAGCTCCTGTAGCGACTGAGTAGAGATGGCCTGACCGCTGAGCATGTGCGCAAGAACCCAAGCACGGCCTTGAGTAACGATGGCATTCTCAACTCTCCTCCGCGCTATGACGCTGCCATCGCGGGCGTTCATGAGCGCTACCTCGATGCAGCCGCGCATCGGTATGAATTCTTCTTGTGCCTTCATATTTACCTCTTAAAAAGCGTCAGCAATACTCTGAATGAAGACCCTCCGGGTAAACGACGGGTCATCCGGAAGATCGTTAACTCGAAACCATCTAAAAAAAGTCGCGGAAACTCCAGAGCCAGTCCATGCTCCTTTATCCCTTATAATGTCTCGGTCATCGTTATCCATTCCGCCTTGCATGAAAAAAGCAATGTAGTCGATGCCGTTGATCGTATAAAGTCTAGCCGCCATCTTCGACATGAAGAACGCGCCACTAACCGCGTTCCAAGTCGGACCGGCTTTATTGCTAAACCCGTCACCAAAGGGAGGGTCCCAGGGACTGAATCTTGGAAGATCTCCAGCGATCCTTTTTTGGACCACGCTCTCGTTCACACCAGGGAAGATCACATAGCGTACGTTGTTTGTGAAGTTCTTCATCATAGTGATGTGAGAATAGCGAGTCGATCCTTTGGAAGTCGCTTCGCCTTGGAAGGCGTTCAATTCGCTTATCTGTTCCGGCTGGCTGACTACGTTCAAGTTTGGATCGGGAGGGAATTCCAGTATCACGTCGGATGTATACGGAAAGCTCGACGTTCTGCCGACGAAGCCTTGGACCGGAAGATCGATCAGCACTTCCCCGTCTGCGTCTTGTTTCGCAGCAGGAATACCGTACGGCAATGAGGAGTGATAGTAAACGATGTTGCCTATAAAGCGAATGAGGTCGTCACCCTTGACCTCGTTGTTGTCGATGGTGGTATGCCAGTCTTCTATTCTCTCTGTGTGCCAGCCTTCTGATAAACTGCCCCTCACCATATAAAAACAGTGGATGAGATCTTCCTTCCCGGCGACGACCCGATTGCCCCGGAAGTTCCGAGGGTTCGGATTGCCGCCAGACTCCTCATCGCCGATGAATATTGGGGTTGACCACGCACCGCCCACGGGCTTGATAGTCAGCTGCTGCCTTTCCAAATGCGGGTCCGTATCTCCAACCGTGTCCGAAGCTCGAAAGAAGATAACGAGCTTCTTGCTCTGCCGCGTCTTGATGATCGAGACGAAATGCTGCCCAACCGGATTTGTAGGGGGAACGAACACTTCTTCATCGACAAGGACCCACCGGCCAGTACCCATATTGAAACGATGGTAGGCAACCCGACCAGTTACGTTCTCCTGAGTCGCGATCTCCATGACAAGATCGTTTCCTTCGTCCCAGTACGTGTCATGCGACGCGATGTCATCGGTCAGATTTGGAGCATTCGCCTCATCTATCTTTTCCCAATGAAGCCCCCAATCTTGGCTCTGTTGAATCTGTACCTTGCTCCTATCACTGGCGTTAAGAAAGGCTCCGTAAAAGACCCCGTTGATGGCCATGTACGGACCCGGTATCAAGTTGGCCGACCAGAATACGTCTTCGCCTATGACTCCGAACGCTTCAGCCGGTGGCTGGACTCTGCGAATAGCGCTCACTTCGTATTTCAGAAGGTTCGGGTCGAAGAGGAGTTTGTGCGTCCTGAACTCAACATTCGTGTATCCAAGTCCTCCAGCACTGATGCCACCATAGTGTGTGATGCCGATATTCTTCGCAAGCTCCAGGTCCTCCACCACCTGTGGCCCAGGCAAGGCGGATTTGAACTGGAAGGAGCCCAAAGAGAAATACGCAGCGATGTCCGAGATCACCTGGATGGCAGTCGCTCCATCACGGACAAAGTACATATCGACCAGGGGTGCCTCCACCAAGCTGCCGGTCACGCCTCTTTCGATCTCATTGTCGAACTGGTCCTCCGCACCCCACTCACCCGTAGAATGGTCAAGTGAGTAGCGATACCGGAATCTGTTGTAGTACGGGTTGGGCAGGGCATTGTGGACGGAGCCGCGAACCAGCCGTAGGATGTCATCAAAGACGGGACGAGTGGGAACCGCAACATCGGCCAGGTCTATGGCAATCTTCGCGTCTTTGTTCTGGAAGAGGTCAATCTGGAACGAGCTTACCAGCTGGGCCAGCGCAGAGCGCTGGTTTATGCCCCTTTCGAAAACTCCAGCAGCCAAATATCCACGCGAAGTCGTCAAGGCCTCCGTCGTATCAAAAGAAGGGAGATCCAGCTGGTCATTCGTCCGCCGTGATATCTCCTTGAGGAACGCTTTAATGACGAGGGCTGGATCGGTCTGTGCAGTCGTCGAACCAAGACCGACGTCGTCCTGGGGAACCCAACCTTTCACATCCACTCGAATCTCGGTCCCATCTGGTTGAGCAGAGGCGAACTGGATATAGACGAAGACATAGTCGTTCGGATCGATGAAACGTGCCTCAGTCACAACGTTGAACTCGGTAGGCAAAACGGCAGTAAAGAACGGGTCGTCTCCGGATTTCCTGTACACCACCGTGACTTGCTCTATCGGGTAACGGCTGATGATGTACAGGTTGTTGATGGTGTCTACAAGCGGAGCAGCATAAGCACCCTCGGTGGTCGTCGCTCTGATGAAACCGATAGGAATAGGAACGAAGACCTCCACTGTTGGATCTGGCAGAGATGGGAAGTTGTCGGGTGTCCCCAATGCCGGGATGTCTTCGTCCAGGAACCCGAATGAGATGTCGGCAAAGTTGATGATCGCGCTACCTTCTGGGAAGTCAACGTGGGTTATCTCTCCCCGGTAAATACGCGCCGCCATGGAAAGCGGCTCATCCGGAGGCATCATGACCAGGTCTATCGCACGGCCTTGTGGTGGGTTCGCGGCAAAGAGCTTCCTGTACTTTTGATCGGTGTCGGCCAATTCGACGAACCCATCACCTATTCGCGGTATCCCAGAAGGAACAGGAATCGAGCGATCGATGGGACCGAAGTTCACTACTCGTCCCTCAAAATACCGGTCGGCTCCGCGTACTGGTATGCTTGACGTGTAGTCGTTCCCGCCCTCCAGCTCCATGGTAAACAGAACAAGCACGTTCGGAGACAGCCCCACAAACAAAGAGCGCTCGGGGACCGAAGCCTCATCTTGCCAGTTGTTCATGTCATCGGAGACGTTTATCTCGAGATGGACAGACAGCTGGACAGCAATAGCATCATCCATCGACATTGCATCGCCCACACCGGAGCTTTGATGAACCGCCAGATCTACGGCTACGGCGTCTGCCCAGGTGGCCGCGTTTATGTCATCGGCAACCTCTCTGGTGAGGTGAGCAGCAGCGAACAGTAAAACGTCCTCGGCATACGCTGGCCAAGCGCCCTCGGAAACCTCCAGTTGGAGTTGCTCAGACCGCAACGTAGCAACAGCATCGGTCAGAACCATCTGGTCTGATACTGCCCTCTCCTTGTGGGTAGCCTGTTCTACATCGAACACCATGAAGACCATCGCGTTGTAGCGAGATGTGTCTGTGCGACGAGTCACGCCTCCGTACCGATCACCCTCAGTCAACAGCGACGCGATGTTACTCGACGATTCGCCATACTCGATAGTAAAAAACGGCGACAGCCCGACCTCCGTATCGTCAACATCAGCACCTCCTGTTGATCCAGGGCCGTCATTCGTACCGTAAGAACGGACCTTCATCATAATGTCGCCATCAGCGAAATGCATGAAGCCGCCCAGAGCGAGCTTGACCGTAGTGCCGTCAGAGAACTTGCTTAGTTCATAAAGGTCTCTCCGCTGATGATCTTCACTGGTAGCCCAGACGTTGCTGAAGGCGCAGACGTGGTAACATCTGGCTTTCGTCATCCCGCCGGTAATCTTTGCGAAGAGCAGACACCTGTAAGTGAACATGCTCCCACTCGTAATCTTCCTATGCCGCCAGTTCAGAATATCGGTGACAGCACCCCAATTAAGGGAAGCCGTGATGTCTAGGATCTTGTTCTCAATGGCCCCAGTGGTGAAATTCAGGGTGCCTATTTGGGCGTCACCATCACGATTGTATAGCTCAACGTCTCCGCCAGCTCCGGTGTTGCTGCGAGCAGTTACGTCCATTTCCCAAGTCAGCGTGCCGCCTTCATACCAGGAATCGTCTTTAATGAAACCGTTAGTATTGGGAATGTCAGAGTATTCTCCGAAAACGCTACCGACGGCATCGATGTAGCCGTTCTGGTTCTGAGACGTTCCTCCCGCCCGAAACGATCCCATTATCGGAGTCCGAGTCTTCGTGGCGTCAACTTGGTCGATGATGATAAAGCAACCCATGGTCCCAACATCGTTGCTACCGTTTGTCGCTTCAATTCTAGGACGGTAACGGATCAGACCCGATTGTGGCGTGAACGCAGAAGACCTGAACCTCTTATGGCTGATCGAAGTTCCGGTATTGGCAGGTATGGTTATCGTCGCAAGTACAGTGTCGTCCCCACCAAGTAAAAACATATCGAAATCTTGGCCCTGGTCGTTCCAGGCATTGACCTCGAAGTAATAGGTCGCTCCGTCGTAGTCTCCATCATCTAAGAACAGGTCGGCCTTACTCCAGTTCGTTTCAGAGCTGGTGGAACCGAAACCGTAACCGATCATCGGGATTTTGACTTGAAGATTGAGTGGCATTACGTGCGGTTCCTATTCGTTGCGCCCTGTTGACCGACCGTGACCACGCGGATCACCTCGTCTGCCAGAGGCCCGCCGAGCTGTAGGATCTTGATGATCTCCGGGATCACTTCCTCACGGGTAACTCGTGCGAGGTCTTCCGAAGGACTGTGGATGTTGAACTCCAGGCTGACGTCTTGTTTTTCTTCCTCCTGTGTCTTTGCGGAATCTTCATCTAGCCTGTCTCGAATTTGCGTGAGCAGATCCAGCACTCCACCAGGGGTGGGTGTTGGTAATGGCTCCCCACCGGTAGAACCGGGCACACCATCGGTTACTACGGGTGTATCAAGCGCACCGAAGTCCTCCGCGTCGATGACGCCTTTCCCAATCTCCTCTACTTGGTCCGCTGCATCCTCGATGTCAGGTAGGCTGAGATCCTTCACTTCTCCTGCTTGGAGGTTTTCGTTCAGCTCCCTGACTATCTCCGCTGGCAAAGTCGTAAACGAGCCGGTCACACCAACCGCCTGTGCGTCCAACAGTTCTGTGATCTTGGAAAGCCTCTGTATGAAATCCAGGTCCAGATCCAGCTTGCTTATTGCCTCTGGACTCATGAACTGCAGCGCTCTGTCCTGACTTATTTGCGTCTGCACCAACGCGGTATCGCTGAACCCCTTCGCTGCCTCACCGAATTTCTCTCTAAGATTAGCTACCAACCTCAAAGATGCTGCATCAAAAGCGGGCTTGTTTCTGCCGCCGAATAGCTGATCCCCACTGATCCGTCCTGCTGCGATGTCCTTCATGGCAGCACCTCTTATTTGCTGCGCGATTTCCAGCCGTCGTGCACTCAGTTTTGCTAATTCGGCTAAGTCTTCTTCCGACCTGGAGTCTGGCTTGCCCTTACCGAAGATCGATCCGAAAGCACCTCCGGTCCCACCAAGCTCGGCGATACGCTGTACGATCGTGGTCATCTCCTCACGCAGCGCCCTGAAACCTCCAGCCTCACCCGTGACCACACGTGCCTCTCCGAAGTTTGTACTCTGAGCCCCAAAGGGAGTGCCTTTGAAGGGGTTGATCTGTATCACCTTCAACGCTGCGACAGCGGCTTCTCTAGCAGCGGCTGTGACAGCTGCTGTCTCTGCATCCGCTGCATCCGGGCCTGTGACTTCATCTCCGTTTTTGACGGCATCCTTGATTTCTTCTAGAGTATCGCAGATCTCCTCCAACTCATCTACTACCTCGCCCGCAGGGCCATCTGCGATCATCTTCCCAATCTCCTCAATCGCATCGATGAGACTGGCATCACCGGTCGCCTGTATGATGGCTTCAACGATCATCCGCAGTCCTTCTACCGATGTGAAGATGTTGCCCACGATCTCGACTATCTTCATCAGCTCTTCTATGACCTGCTGACCGCCAACCGCGACTTTGGCCTCTTTGAACGCTGCCGACTCAACAGCGTCAGGGTCAGGCCCCTTGCTAAGTCCTGCCTTACCGCCGACCAGGAGCTTCTCTTGAAAGTCGGGGAGCACTCGTTTCAACTCTGCCGAACGCTCGAACACTTCGTTGAACTGGTTGTTGAAGTCGGTAAAGTCCCCACTCTCTACTGCTTTACGGACACCTGCGCTAAAGTCAAACGTCTCACCGAAGGCCTGCAGCTTGCTGAACTTCTCTATCAGCTGTTCTACCGTCCCGGCTGCTTTGGCTGCTGGAAGTAAGATCTCCTTGAAGAACTGAGGCGACGATTCGATGTCCTTCCTGATCCCCTTGAACGTTTCCTTCGAAAGACCGCGTGCTTTGGCAAAGGATTCCAAGGCTCCTTTATCGATTTCCACTCCGAAATCCCGCATGGCTTCCTTGACTCCGGACTTGAACACGTTCTTCTTGAAGATGGCGATTAGAATAGGAATCGCTATGGCTAAGCCAACGGTCGCTGCACCCAGAAATCCAGATGCCGCGAACTTGCCGATTTGGGCGAACGCTCCCTTCGCAATGCCAGCCAGCTTTCCAGCCCCGGACTTTAACGACGTGGCTAGTTTACCAAACGAGAAGGCTTTCTCGCCACCGCCAATATCCAAAGCTTCGAAAATGCTCTTCTGTTTATCGCCACCACCGAAGAGGCCTTTTATGCCTTTGAAGAGGCTACCAAAGATCCCACCACCTCCGCTTCCTGAACCCGAGAACATCTTGCCGAGGATGCCACCGATGCTTTGGCCAAGACCGGAGAACTGCGCGATAATGGGCTTGATGATTCCGCTGATAACCGTACTGAGGAGCGTCTTGCCTAGCTGCTTGAAGATGCCGACTATGTCTGTTGAGAAGCCCTTGCCCTCGAAGATCATGTCCGCAACTCCTTTTGAGAAGTCGGACACGATGTTGCCCATAGCCGTTGACCAGGCATCATCCCACTGCTTGGCGGCATCTTCTGTATCCTTTGCCGCTTCGGCCATCTCTATCAGCTTCTTTATTGTGGGGTCCAACTCGATTCCGAACTCCCTAGCATGCTCTCCAGCAGCCTCCAACTGGGACCCCAGTTGTACGGCTATCTCCGCCATCGATGCTCCTCTCGACTTCAGGAAGTCGATATCCTTGCCGAGAGCTGGTATGGTGTCCCTCATAGCCTTTAGACCATCGTCCAGGGACTTGAACCTTTCATCCATTACGACCGTAGCTTCGCCCAGTTCTTCCAACTTCTCCCTGGCTTTCGCTGCCGCAATGGCCTGTTCCAGGAACTGGGCCGACCGCTGATCTCCAACCTTGAGAGCCCTGCGCCATGCTTCCTCTAGTGTACTCGAGCTGAGCTGCAGGACCTCCAAAGCCAGAGACAGGTCGTTCGTTACCTTCTCCTGCTCAATGATCATGGCTACCAACTTAGCCGGTGCTTCCTGGAAGTCCTTCAGCGCTTGAGTCGCATTCCTCGCGCTCTCGGCTAGTTTGCCTGCCGCAAGGGCTGCTCTCAGGAATGCCGCCTCATCCATATCACCGGCAGCGGCTGCTTGAAGCATCTTCTGCTCGAGGTCGGCCAGGTCGATGCCCAATGCAACGATGGTCGTACCCATATCACCTGATTCTACGGTGACAGCCTTGAGGATCTTGACCATCTCCTTTGGTCCCGCAACGAACTTCTTGAATGTCTCCAGCGCCTGCTCAAGAGCGGTCTTCGTTTTCGTCGTCGCACCCTCCGCAGCAAGCATCTCAGCGGTCAGGCGTGCTATCTCCGGGTTCACCTCCTTGCCACCTTCAGCGGCTGCTTGGAGTGCCTCATTTACCTTGATCAGTCCCTGCTGGAACTTTTCGATGTTACCTGTGCGGTCAAAGTTCTTTCTGAGAGCGTCGAGTTCTCTCCTAACCGGCTCCGTTCCCTTCTGCCGCAGCTCGGCCCAAGCTTTCAGGAGATTGGTTTGAACAACAAAAGCCTGCCCTTTCGCTGATGCGGTCACTCCCTCTAGTTTGTCCGCCATCTTGTCGAAGAAGCTGGCAGCGTTGTTGATGGCGCTGGCCAGGAAGTTCAAAACTATGCCCACCGCTTTCGTTACCGCTTGCCATAAACGCATCAAGCCGGTAAGTTCCGCGATGACGATGGCGAGCCTTCCACCTGCACCCATAACGCGCCCTATGAGGATGAACAAACTCGCGAACTTCTGGCCCACAACGATAAGAATGGAGCCCATAAATCCCCAAACCGAACTAGCGAGATTTCCAAAGGCTGAAGTTACGGAGTTGAATGCCTTCATTTGGCCGGTCACTTTGGCTACGAGTTGTACGAGCGTGAACAGTCCAGTAATCCAACCCACCGGACCAGCAAATACAAACGCGCCAATCCTCCCCATGATACCGCCAATCAAACCCAGTGCACCGGCAAACGGCTTGAAAGCCCGTATGAAAGTAAAAGCGGCTTTCGATCCTCTTCCCAAAACGCCTGTGAATCTTCGAAAGATGCTAACGGTCTTTACGCCCTGTGTGCCTACCGCTTTCGTTGCCTTTGCAGCTTGGGCCATGTTAGAAGCTGCCACGGTTGCCTTTTGACCTGCCTGTGTAAAGCCCGCAGCCATCTTCGATGTTGCTTTACTGCCAGCATCCATTGCGGATTTCATGATTTTTGATCGGGCGAGGAATTTCCCTATTTGAGTAGTGCCTCCCGCCACACTTCCGGCGAAGCGTGCCATAACCACACGAGCGATGGCAGTTCTCGCAGCAAAGAACAGGGTCTTCGCACCAAGCAGGATGAAGAGCTTGCCTAGGCCCAGAAGTGGGCCAATCAAGGCAATAAGACCGACCATAAGGACGGTAAAAGTTCTGATAGGTGAAGGCAACGCTGCGAACGCATCGGCCATGAGGGCAAGAGCATTGACGGTGGCCCTGATTGCTGGAAGGACGACCCCGACTAAGGCTGGCTTTATGGACTCAAACAAGGAAACACGGACATCGTCAAGGACCGCTTTGATGAGCTTGAGCTGACTTTCGAACGTACCGAATCGAAGCTCCGCCTCTCTCGTGAGAGCCTGATTCTTCTTCATCGCTTCGGAAGCGGTATCCATAGCCCGAGTCAGCAGCTCTCCTGCTCCAGACAGCCTTCTAATGGAATCGGACACGCGGATGGCATCCAGGCCCAAAGCCTCGAGCACGAGGATCGTACTCTCTCCACCCTCCTGCATTTCACCGAGGCTTGTAAGGAATCCAGAGAGAGCGAGAGCAGCGTCCTCTTTGAATGCCTTGGCGAAATCTGCTGCAGCCACCCCAGACACGGCAGCAAACAACTCCAGTTCCTTCGAGCTGGTAACAACTGCCTTTTCCACTTCAAGGAAGATCCGCGATATCGCAGTACCTCCAGCCTCAGCCCTGATACCAACAGATGAGAGCGCCGTTCCAAACGCGAAGATCTGGTCCTCAGAGAGTCCGACTGTCTTACCGGCACCGGCAATTCGGAGGGAGAATTCCACGATCTCAGCTTCTGTGGTTGCGAAGTTGTTGCCGAGTGCAACAATGGTGGAGCCCAGCTCTTCGAAGCGGCTCTGCGAAGTACCCATGATGTTCGCAAATCTGGCGAGTGAAGTCGCGGCTTGTTCGGCTGACAGGTTTGTGGTGACACCCAGTTTTGCCATCACCTCCGTGAATTCCAGGATATTCTCCGTCTCGATGCCCAACTGTCCAGCAGCCTCACCAATGCCCGCCAGTTCAATAGCGGTGATGGGTATCACCTTTGACATCTCCCGGAATCCCTTCGATAGGGCAGCGAACTCGGACTCTGTGGCATCCACCGTCTTGCGAACACCGGTAAACGCCGACTCGAAGTCGGAGCCCATCTTGATGATCGCAAATCCAGCCGCAGCAATAGGTAGCGTGACTCCAATGGTGAGCTGCTGGCCAATGCTTCCCAGTCTATCACTGAGCCGCTTGGCGCTGCCCCCCAACGTCGCTAGTCCCTTTGAGAACGTATCGACGTCTTTGGCTCCACGTTGGAACTCGGAGCCAATGGTGCGCCCTGTTTGCTTCAGACGTCCTTCGACTCGCTTCAGACCCTTTTCAAGATCCCGAGTGTCTACCTCGACCTCAAATGTTAAAGTCGTTCCAGCGCCCATTTATGTGTCTTCCTTTTTTCCGCCAAACATAGAGCCAAACATCTCAGCCTGAACCATGAAGTCCTCGTTTCGCCTGTTCTGTTGCACAAGCTTGAAGATGACGAACTCTTCCGGTGTAAGCATACTCAAATCGGGGGAGCCCCCCACATTTATCACGTCCTTAAAAGTCTCAAAGATCTCCAACACCCGCGAATACCGACCGAGTCGTTCCCACAAGTCTCCTCCAGCGTGGTATGGATTGTTTGGACATACAGATCCCTCAAGATAGATTTCTCCTGGGTAAAGACCCGCAACCTCATAAGGCAGGCTCTCACAAGAGCCAGGAGAATGACGGGATAGAAAGAAACAGTGCTGTGCCTTGGGCGTTGCAAGTCGAATCTCGTCCTGTGCGTCCTTGTCCCCCAACACAGCATACATATCCCTGAAGTTGTCTTCACGGATACACATTTCTGATCTCGCGGCCTGTTTGCGCAGTTGCAGAGCACGCGTAATGCGCTCTGCGATTATGCGTTTTTTGAGCGGGCCTTCGAGAACGTTTCGTCGATCGCTAAGATCTTCTGATCAACAGGGATGAGTGGCAGCCACTTCTTCCTGTTCGCATCCGTGCACGGTTCTCCCTTGAACCTGAAGCCAATGACCTCTGCCATCATCTCGTCATACAGGCGCTCAATAGCGTCCCAGTCGGTGACTGCAGTAAACTCCCGGCTTCGAATGTTCATTCGTCCACCGGTCGCTCTGTCAAACTTCAGATAGTCGGTCTGCGACTCCTTCTTCATGGAGTGCTTGCATGTGAGAATCGAAACCTGGTCCCGCTCCGGACAATAAAACTCCTGCTTCAGGATGTACGTGCGGGTCGGAGCTTGGGCCAAACTCAAGATGTCAACATCCTCATCTTGCGAGAGTTCGTGTTCCACCGTGAATTCAGTCAGCAGTTCCCTGTACCAGCGGAGCTTCAGATACGGTCGCTCATCGAAAAACTTACGATGCGCGTCAGGATCTTTCTCCTTGACCTTGAGGATCGAAATGAAGAGCTGGTCGAAGAACTTCAGGATGGGAGCGGTGTTTCGTGCATCCCGCCCCCCTCCTGTTATCAGTTCTTGTCCTTGCAACTTCGAAGGCACTACAGACTCCCTACGCACGCGCTTCGAGTCTCGGGCGAGATAGGTGCTCATCTGCAGTACCATCTCGAACATCCTGCCAGATTCCTCTACGGTCAGAGGCCAGCATTGCTCTTTACCCGTCAGTTCCCAGTATGACTCGTCGCCATCCCAGTTCAGCACGTTTTGGGGTGCCTGTGTTGGAGCTTTCTTCTCTGTCTTTGTCTGAGAGTCCTCTTTAGGAGTGTCAGGCATGGTGGTTTTCTCCTTCTGTCTTTTCTAGCCCTTGTCTGTTATTAGACGGTGTTGATCACGTTACCGGCTCTGACGAAGCTGACCGTTGCGAGAGTTCCCTCTCCATGGTCACCGCCAATAGCACGGTACGAACCAACGTAGAACGTTCCCGAGTATTCGGGGTTCGACGCACTGGCAACCTCTCCAGTCTTGGCTCTCCAGCGAACTGGGACCAGGGTCTGGTTTTCATAGATCGGGCTAAGCGTTCTATGAACGGATGCAGCGACGAAATCCTGAATGAACGTGGCGGCTATCGCCCCGGTCTTCAGGCCCGGAGTAAAGAACTCCGAAGTGTCTCCCATTGCATGGAATGGGATGTCATTGTGCCCGAGTTCACCGCTGAACGTCTGGCAGTGGTCACTAAGGTCAACGCCGTTGACCTCAATATACCCATTAAACACACCTTCTTTGGCCATTGTCTACTTGCCTCCTTAGAAATGAAAAGTTGTCCAAGGAGGCCCAGCCTGTGGTCAAGTTTGGTTAGCGGCTTTGGGCGAGCTTAGAAGTTTTACTTTGTTACTTCTTCTTTTATTTCGACTTTTTCTTCGACTTTTTCTTCTTTTGGCTTACTGTCGTATCGGTTGCTTTTGTACCGAAGCTTCAGCCATGTCCTCCAGGCCCGCACTTGACCTCGTGCAAGCCTTACGACCGTTTGATGGCACTTCTTCGTGGGACCGTCGTTCATGTCGTATGTGATTCTCTCCCACGAT